CGCCTTGCTCGTGGTGGTAGTCGGTATACAGAAGTGCTTCGTTCTTTCTTCGGCGTCGTTTCTCCAGACGCACGATTGCAACGTCCAGAGTTTCTAGGCTCATTTACTAAGATGGTTAACGTCAATCCAATAGCTCAGACTTCCGCAACCGATAACACCTCCCCTCAAGGCAACCTTTCGGCTTATGGTGTTACTGCTGCCAAATTCCATGGATTTACTAAATCTTTCGTTGAGCACGGCTACATTATAGGCTTTGTATGTGCCCGTGCCGACCTCACATATCAGCAAGGCATCAACAAGATGTGGCTTCGTTCTACGGTTTATGATTTCTATTGGCCGACATTCGCTCATCTTGGTGAACAGGCTATTGAGCTTCGCGAGATTTATGCGCAAGGTACTGAAGCTGATGCTACTGTTTTCGGCTATCAAGAACGCTATGCCGAATATCGCTATAAACCTTCGCAGATTACTGGTAAATTCCGTAGCTCTGTAACTGGTGGTAATCTTGACGTATGGCACCTTTCACAGTTCTTCAAAAACGCTCCTACTCTTAATGAAGAATTCATTACGGAAAATCCACCTATTGAACGTGTTATAGCTGTTCCTAGTGAACCTGAGTTCTTGCTTGACATAGGCTTCAAGTACACCACCATTCGTCCCATGCCTATGTTTGGCACACCTGGTCTTGTTGACCACTTCTAATGAGGTGATATTATGTCTTGGCTTTCTAATACGCTAGGTAGTGTCGCTGGTTCTGTTCTTGGATCTGCAGTTCAGAATCATTACAATTCCGCTAATGCCGCACAGGCCAACGCGTGGAATGTTGAAAATTATAAACATCGTTATCAGTGGGCTGTTGATGATATGCGTGCCGCTGGTCTCAATCCTATTCTTGCTGCAACTAATGGTATAGGCGGTTCTATATCTGGAGCTTCAGCTGCTTCTGTAGGTATGAGTGATATCGGTTCTACCATGAACTCTGCTAGAGCTGCTAGTGCCGCTGAACGGCAGGCTAAGAATGCCGAGCATCTTGCTATATCTCAGATTGATAAAAACGTCGCAGAAGCCAATTCTACGCGTCAGGCGACCCATGGAATAGTTCTTGATAACGGTATTAAGGCCAATAATTTAAATCTTGCTGAGCAGACCTATGAAAAACGTCTAGGCTATGAGCTTCAGCGCATGGATCAGGAACTGCAGAATCTAAGACTTCAAGGATCCTATCTTTCTTCAGGTATACTTTCTAATATAGCTTCAGCTAATCAGTCTAATTCTGCTGCTGCCTTTTCGTCTCAAAATGCTCGTCTCTCAAAGCAGGAAGCTGATTTCTATGACTCATTAGGCGTTGGTAATTCAGGCCTTGGTCACATTCTTCGCGGTATTGGTTATATTTTCAAATAAAGGAGTGGTATATATGTCTAATAAAACTACTATGATTCTGACTTTCATTGTCACTGTTGTTGTCCCTTTTATTCAGGAAGTTGTAGATCTGATCGAAGCTCTGAAAGGTAAAGCTTCTCCGAATACTGTTACTGCTAAAAAAGTTGCTTCGGATTTTCAAGCCGATGTTGCGCAGCTTGTTGAGCCAGTTGCTAGTAAGAATGATTCTAAGAAAACTAGCCGTTTTTTCGGTTCTTGGAGGGATGCTAAATGAGACGTCGTCGTTTATCTAAACGAGGTTCTCGTCGTCTTTTCCGGCGTACCTCCAAATCTCGTCGCAGAAACTTTAAAAGAGTAGGACGAGGTGGATTTAGGATTTGACATTCTGACTTAATCCTGATACAATCGGTACAGGTGATTAATATGGTTTGTTATAATCCTATTCTTATGTATCCAGTCGAGGGAGCGATTACAAAAAATGGAAAGCAACATTATAGTTTTTACGGTAGCCTTGCCTCTCACCCTGAGCTTGCTGGCGATAGCCGTTTCATTCGTTGTTCTTGTAAACAGTGCATCGGTTGTCGTCTCGAAAATAGCAGACAATGGGCTGTCCGTGCTGTTCACGAAGCCCGTTCTTCGTCTTCTGCTTATTTCATCACTTGCACTTTTGACGATTATCATTTGCCACGTGATAAAAGCTTAAGCAAGAAATTTCATCAGACTTTCATGAAAAATCTTCGTCGTGAGTATGGTAGTGGTATTCGCTTTCTCGGCTGTGGTGAATATGGTGAACTTCATGGTCGTCCCCATTATCATTACATTTTGTTTAATATTGATTTTGATGACAAAATTTTTCGGTTCCGTACAGATGGTTATAACACTTATACTTCTGCTCGTTTTGCCAAGGTTTGGAAATACGGTATGCATCTTATTGGTGAGTTTAGCTTTGATGCTGCTGCCTATGTCGCTCGCTATATAGTTAAAAAACAGACAGGCAAAGATGCTCCTTCTCACTATAAAGGTCGCGTTCCTGAATTCATGGTTGCTTCTAATCGTCCCGGCATAGGTGCTAAATGGCTCGAAGATTATGGCGAAGAATGCTATGCTGTTGATTATGTTGTTATTAACGGTAAGAAGATGCGTCCTCCTCGTTATTATGATAAGAAATTTGATGAAACGCATCCTCATTGGATGGAGTTTATTCGTAACAACCGTATTGAGAAGATGCTTCATAATCTGGAGAACAATACTTTTGATCGTTTGGTTGACCGTTGCCGTGTTCAGGAAGGCAAATATAAACATTTTCTTGGCAGGAAACTTGACAAGGTATTGTGATTGTGTTATCATTAAATCAGAAATGAGGTGATGCTTATTAGCGAACTTGAAGCTGTTGAAAATTTCTGTGATGAGCGTAATATTCCTTTTAGTTACTCTTTTCGTGGGAGTAAATATGCCGCTTACCGTCTTAAGACTGATGATTCTAGAGTTGTTCGTCTTGATAACGACTATTTTGTTATGCCATCTACGCTATATCTTATGATTCGTAGGTATTTAGTTGCTTTAAGAAAAGGAGATGTTTTCACTGAGACTTTATTCCATTTATGACTTGAAGGCTGAACAGTTCAGTCCTCCACAAGTTTACCACAATGATATGCTTGCTCTTCGAGCTTTTGAAGGGATAGTTAATGATGATAAAATGCTTATTAATACATATCCTGAAGACTTTAGTCTATATTATGTCGGTAACCTTGGCGATTCTGATGGCCGTTACTATATTGAAAGTTCTGACGAAGCCCGCATTCCTGTACTGGTTGGTCGCGCCGTAGATTACGTGCAGGATGTTGACAATGTTTCTACTAAGTGATAACCTAATAAAGAGCGTATCAGAAAAAGGACGATCTCACGGAGATCGTCTTTTTTTTGTACGCCACGCCCGCCGCGTCTAGGCGCCTGCGAAAGGAGGTGAAATTATGAAATTTAAGACAGCTTACGATCCCGTAGAAGAGCATGACCATTGCGGCATTGAATTCACTATGCCCTCTTTAGCCGTTCAGGACGAAAAAGATGAGACCGATATCAACTATATCGTCAATAAGTACGCAGATGGTCAGAAAGGTATAGCTACTCTCGATCTCGGCGATAGTTCGCAATACGCATTCCTTCAGTTCGGAGATGCAACGCTTCCCGGTGACTATAGCACAGCTCTAGAACTTGTTTCCGGAGTTCGTGAAGAATTCTACAGTCTACCTGCTTACGTTCGAGCTAAATTCGGTCACGATCCTATGAATTTCATTACCCAATTGAATGATCCTGCAACGCTCGAATATCTCCAACAACAAGGTCTGTATGGTAGTGAATATACCTTCAATGAGCCACAACAGTCCGTAAGTAGTGAACAAACACAAGAAAAAAATAACACTTTAACTCAAAATAATGAAAAAGTACAAAAATAGCGGCACCGAAGCCAGTTACTTACTTGATGTAACTGGCGTAGGTGACGCAAAAATAAACTAAAACCTAAGAATGATTTGCTTTAGGATAATTCTTAGGTTTACACTTCAAAGAAGGTGAAAAATTGGCTCGTAAAATTAGAGTTAGAGGACATCGCTTCAGCGATGCTCCTGCAATGTATATGCGAAGGACAAAATTTGACCGTTCGCACGTTTATAAGACAACTTTCGACTCAGGCAAGCTTATACCTGTATTTGTCGACGAAGTACTGCCTGGCGATACTACTCGTATGTCTGTTAATTACTTCGCTCGTCTTGCTACGCCGATCAAACCTATTATGGACAATATTTATCTCGACTGGTTCTTCTTCTTTGTCCCCAATCGCCTTATTTGGGAACATTGGCAGAATTTCTGTTTTGAACAAGAAGATCCTGACGATAGTACTGATTATGTCATTCCCACTGTTACTGCTACTGGTAACTCTGGTAATAATTACGTAGGTTCGCTCTGGGACTATTTCGGCCTGCCCGTAAATACGACTAAAAACTTGTCTGGCGTTAGCGCTCTTCCATTCCGCGCTGTATATCTTATTTGGAACGAATGGTTTAGAGACGAGAACCTGCAAAAATCTGTAAAAATCCAAAAAGGCGATGTTAATGAGGTTTTGGACTCTTCCCGTTCTTCTGATCAGCCTTCTTGGGTATTTTCTTCAGGTACTAAAATTGTGGCAGGCCTTGCCTGTCCTCCTCGTGGTAAGCGCCATGATTACTTCACTTCTTCTCTGCCTTGGACGCAGAAAGGACCCGGTGTATCTATAGGTCTTGCCGGTACAGCGTCTATCGTAAACAAAGGTCCTTTGCCTAATTACCTCCTTTCTTCTACCCATAATCAGTTAGCTGCAGTGACTGCTTATGGTGGCGATGCTTCAGGTTCTGGTGGCGATCGTGTAGCTCATGGTTACGATTCTATCGCTTTCAAAAATTCAAATGGTTCTGATTACTCTGTTGTTGGTGGTTTTGCTGGTAATACTTCCGATGCTGCCTCTATTGCTTGCACTCCTGGCCGGACTTTGCTTGGCAGTGAATCTTATGTTGATCTTGACTCATCTTCTATATTCACTATCAATAGCCTGCGAACTGCCTTTCAGATGCAGAAGTTCTACGAGCGCCTTGCTCGTGGTGGTAGTCGGTATACAGAAGTGCTTCGTTCTTTCTTCGGCGGGATTGCCAGGATTGATCTGGTATCAGCATCGCAGACTTATGAAACTGGAGAAT